AAAGGTGAAACCAAAAGTATAGAAAATGGCTTTGATTAGAGAAGTTTTAGGAAAAACTCCCATCGTGGGCGAGGGTGTGTTTTTAGCGGAAACAGCTGTGATTATCGGAGATGTAGTAATGGGCGAGGAGTGCAGTATTTGGTATAATGCCGTATTGAGAGGGGATGTGAACAGCATCAGGCTCGGTAACAGGGTGAATATTCAGGATATAACTGTGCACTGCACCTACGAAAAACATGCGACCATTATAGGAAATGATGTTTCCATAGGGCATAATGCGGTGGTTCATGGGTGTGAAATAAAGGATAATGTGCTTATCGGTATGGGGGCTATTGTCATGGATGGTTGTCTGATAGAGTCTCACTCTGTGGTGGCGGCAGGTTCGGTGGTTACGCAGGGAACACACATCAGGGAAGGCGAGCTGTGGGCAGGCATTCCCGCAAAAAAGATAAAAGATGTTTCGCAAGACCTTATAGAGTCTGAAATACAGCGAATAAGCAAAAATTATGTAAAATATTCCTCTTGGTATAAAGAGAATAAATAAAGTATAATAAATTAAAAATAAAAAAATGAAAATAAAAGAATCAGAATTTTACAAACCATTTTATTTAATGGGGTATGATGGTGAAGCAGGAGCAGTAAAGCTTTATAACAAGATGGATGTTTATCACACTTCGTCGCCTTATAGAGTTTTGTTAAATAATGCTATGACAAATCTGTATATCGGTAATGATGAGCTGGTTATACACAAAGAAAAACTCTCTCAATTTCAGAAATGTGAGGATTTCCATACGATGGATTATTCATCAAAAATTAACGAACTTTACGAGAGCGAGGAGTGCTATTTTCATCCTGAGTTAGAGGTTTTTATACTATTAACCAGAGACTTGTCAGATGACTATGATACAGAAGTTTTTGAGGAAGGTCTCTATCGTGTGGAGTATGTTTATTATAAAAATGATTCTCCTAATACTAAGGCAAATCTGATAAAACTTTTCAGTGAATATTTTGAAAAATATGTTTCTAAAGAAGCTAAAGTATCTATCTTGCTAAGAGATAATTCAGGTTTTGACCTAAAAACTCATACAATAAAACCTCACAGAATAGACTTGGATCTGATGTACAATGATGATTTTATGGAGGTGCATACCAGAGTGAAACACACGATAACTAATGAAAACAAAGGAATCGTGCTGCTTCACGGAATTGCAGGTTCTGGAAAGACCAACTACATCAAATGGCTGACGAGCCAGATTCCGAATAAAAAATTCATCTTCATACCGACTACGATGATTTCTTCGCTCACAGATCCTAGTTTCATCGGGGTTTTGGTGGATAATCAGAATTCGGTTTTGGTGCTGGAAGATTGTGAAAACTACATCGCGGAGAGAACTACGCTCAACAGCAATACAGATGTGGTTTCTTCGATTCTGAACATAGCAGACGGAATGCTGTCAGATGTGCTTGAATGTCAGTTGATTTGTACATTTAATTCGGATATATCCAAAATAGATTCTGCCCTGCTGAGAAAAGGAAGGCTGATAGCAGAATATAAGTTCCGAGAGCTGACCGTAGAAAAATGTAACGCTTACCTGAAATCAATAGGCAAGGACATTACCGTAGATGAGCCTCGCTCTCTGGCGGAACTTACGAATATGGATGAAAAATCACTAAAAGACACTACAAAAGAAAATAAAAAAATAGGTTTTTGATGCTGAAATATTTGAAGAAAATAATTTATTTTATTTTAATATTTTACCTTTTAGCGGTGGTTTGGGGCAGGTTTTTTAATCCCATCATCACATGGACGCAGCTCGGCGGTTTGTTTCAATATCAGAAATTAGACCGCGAGTATGTTTCCTATGATGAAATGGGGGATTATGTGAAAATAGCGGTCATAGCATCAGAAGACCAAAACTATTATAAACACGATGGTTTTGATTTCAAGGCTATTGAGAGAGCTATGGAGAATAATGAAAAAGGAAAACGAATACAGGGCGGGAGCACGATTTCCCAGCAGACAGCCAAAAATATTTTTCTTTGGAATAATAGAAGCTGGTTTAG